GTTCAGGGCGGCCGGATCCCAATCTGATTCCGATTTTTGGACTCAGCCTGGGAGTATCGTAGGTGGTGCTATCACATGTACAGAGACATATACTTATGCTCGTACGGTCGAAGTGAGGTGTGGTCTCCTCTATGAATATTTTGAGGATTTAACCACTAATCAGCAATTCGGCCTAAGCATTGAGTACTTACCAGAAGCCGCTTGGCAACTGGTGCCTCTGTCTTTTGTGGTAGATTGGTTTGTGAATGTCGGACAATTCATCCGTGCAATCACACCCGTTTCTGGAGCGCGTCGTCTTAGCGAATGGACCAGCCTGAAGATAACCGAGAAACTTACTCGGACAGCTTCGGGAGCAAAATTTAGCACCTGGACCACAGCTCGTGACTTTGCGGGAGCAGACTCTTGGGATAGAGTCTATAAACAGCGTTATCCCTCCATTGGCAGACCTGAAATATACTTGAAAGGATTTCGTCAAGCATTTTCTGATCCCGATAAACTTCTCGGAATGTCTGCTTTAATTATACAACGGTTACAAGGAGCGCAACGTCTTGCACCCCCGCCACCTCGGCGAGGACGGACTGAGCGAATTCCGGAATTGTATACCTTTTCTTAAGGAAATATCCTGATGACTATCACTCTTAATACCAAGGCATACAACGCCGACGCCGCAACCTCCCCCAACTCGATCCCTTATGTGGGACCGTCCCAGACTTTGAGTGTACAAGACAACTTGCTGTTGGCTCGTACGCCTCCGAAGCCTCTGAAGACGTTTTCTGGGGTAGGCCGGTCACGCGTGAAATTTGCCCGTACCTTGACACTAACTGGTGCGTTGACGCCCACTGGTCTTGCGACCATTGATGCGAACATCAACGTGCCTGTCGGTGCCGCTGGTGCTGATGTTGATAGCATGCTTGCGGATGCTGCTGCTGCCTTTGGGCAACAGTGGGTCAAGGATCTCGCGAAAAATCTCGATATTACAGCCTAACCTAGGCTGTTCGAGACAGTGAGATCCTTAGCCATAAGCGCAATGGCGATTTCTGCCCTTGTGCTAATCATCCGTCCAGACATCGGAAACGATGATCTGGTTAAGCTGCAGTTTATAGGAGAACGATATGTCCTACCTATCAAGCGTCAACAAGGCACTACGCCTCAAGCGCCTACCGAATCCCCTCCAGGTATGGAAAGGGATAGTCGGGGTAGCAGTTTCGAGTAATTCCTACTCTATTGACGACGAAATACGTGTCTTGCTGTATCTCAAGCTTGACATGTATCGAGAACTCATAGAGTGGGCTGATGCTATCTCCCAACAGACGTATGGGAGGCCTATGTTGCACTATAGGATGCACCAGTTGGCCGCACTAATCCGAAAGTACCCGTTTCCCGAAGCACTAACTGGCTACAATTGCCAGAAGAATGCCGAGGAGAAATTTCTTGCAGCCGAACATCGCTGCAAAAGGTACAATCAACGCTTCCGTGCGATTCGTAGCACGGGGCGTGATAAGTATGCCAGGGAAACCTGGTATGCACGCGAGTATATAGCTTATGTCCTAGGACACGAGCCGAATTTACAAGCGATTATGGATAAGTGTGACTTTACTCCAGGGTCGTGTATCGGGGTTCACGGTAATGCAACCAACCTAGCTAGGAAGTTAACTAGTGAAAGTTGGACCGTGTCCGATGACTCTGTTACTGCTTTAGCCGTTCGCGCTTTCTGGAATAATCCCCAGTTGCGCGAGTATCTCCTGAATAACGGAGATGGCTCACCCTTCTGTGTTGACCTGCCAAAACTTCGGCAGGTTATCGAGAAGCGCGCTAAGGTGGTACGCTACAATAAAATAGCATTCGTACCCAAGACGGCCTCGATCTTCCGATCGATGGCTATCGAGTCGTTTCTAAACTCTTTTTGTCAGAAAGGTGCTGGCTCCTTCATGGAATTACGTTTGAAGAGAGTTGGCATCGATCTGTCTGATCAGGCCGCTAACCAGAATATGGCACGGCTCGGATCAGTTGAACAGGAAGATCCTTACTGTACTGTTGATCTTTCGAGTGCCAGTGAAACTATTGGCATCGAAGCAGTATGGGAGTTATTCCCCCCAAAGTGGGTCGAGTTATTTGACACACTGAGGAGTAAGGCGTATATGTGGACTGATGGTACCGTTAAAAAGTACCATAAGTTCGTCAGTACGGGAAACGGCTTTTGCTTCCCTTTGGAGACGCTATTATTTGCGTCTTTATGCCACGCTGCGAGTAAGGTAGCCGGATGCCAAACCCCAGATTTTCGGGTGTATGGTGACGATATCATTGTTCGTCAAAGCGTTGTCCAGAAGGTCCTCGATCTATTGAGGCACTTCGGATTCACGCCCAACTCACGTAAGACCTTTACTTCAGGTCCATTTCGTGAGAGCTGTGGTGCGGACTGGCATTGTGGTGTAAATGTTAGACCTATCTTCCTCGACAAGCCGCTCGATTCGCTTGAGCGGTTGTTTGGGTTCCATAACCAATCCCTTCGCCGGGAGTCGTGGGTCACCAATTATTTCGCACAAGTGAGGGACTACCTTTTACAGGTAATACCTCCCGAAATGCGCTTTATGAGTGACTTTGACCCTAGCTATGTCCGCAAGGATATACTGCAACCTTGGGAGCAGGGCGGGATGACGATCGATGGTGCCTTATGGGTACCACAGGACGTCTATATGGGCTCTCGTTTTTCACGCTGGAATCCTGAAACACAGAGTTTCTCTCATGTAGCATTGAGAGTGGCTCCAGTGGTGGATCCAGCGTTTCGAGAGTGTTGTGAAGATGATAATTATATCTTCATGATAGGTGCCCTTAGAGGTGGTTCCTCTTCTGGGCCGTTTACTTTGCGCTATTCTGCGCAAGCGAAAGCCGTCATTATTAATCGACGGTTCCGCTCACGGGTGCAACGCTCGTGAGCACCGAATAGATTGGCGGAACAACGCTGATCTGTCG